GCCTCGTCCGCATTGCCGGCCGTCTTCATCTGGACCTGCAGCATTGCGCCGAGCTGCGTCACCGAATCCTGCCCCGTGATGCCGAGCTTCTTCATTTCGGCCAACAGCACCGGAAACCACCGCGCCATGTCGACGGATTCGAACGAGCCCTCCTTGCCGAGATACGCGATAGCCTCCAGCGCCTTCATCATCGCCTTGGGATCCTTGATGTCAGCGTTCTGCTGCAGCGCCTGAATCATCTGCGCAGTCTCGACGCTGGACGCCCCCTGACCTACCGAGAACTTCGCGACGGCCGGACCGAAGTTCAGCGCCCGGTCAACGTCCATCCCGGCTGCAACCATCTGGTTGACCGCGTCGGCCAGCTCGTTGCGCCCCATACCGTTCGACAATGCGTCACGGCGGATGCGCTCGGACATCGCGCGCTCCTGCTCAGTGCGTGCGATGCCGGCCTTGATCGCGATGTCGCGGATAATCGCCTGATACTGCGCCGACACCGTGGTCGGCACCGCGACGGCCGCACCGAGCTTCATGGTGTCGCGGGCCGCATCACGCATGCCGTCGCGACCGGCAGCCAGACGTTCATGCCCTGCGGCTTTCAGTTCGAGCCCGCGCACCGTGCGCCCGAGTCTCACGTACGCCCGATCGAGGCGATCGACCTCAAAGCCTGCGTCACGCAGCGCACGAACGTTGCTGTCCAGCTTGCGCCGGATTCCGTCCGCGGCGCTGTCGCCCGCCAGATGCAGCCGGCGAAACTCCTCCTGCAGCTTGATCGTCTCGCCAATCTGCCGCTGCCACATGCCGCGCTCGCTCGCAGCCTTGCGCAGCCCGACGATCTTCGAGTTCGTGTCGGCGAACGCCTTGCCGAGCGTTGCCGACACGGCACCGCCGATGACGATGCCAAGTGCAATATCGCGTGCCATGTCAGTCCTCGCTCAATCAGTCAGCCACCACAACACGTCGTCGATCGTCATGTCGTCAACCGACTGCGGCTGCACCCCGTACTCCTTCATCAGCCGGCGAGCCAGCGCCTTCACCGTTTCGATTGGCAACCGGACGAACGGATCGAAAGGATTCGTACGCACGCTGCATGGCGTCGTAATCGACCATGTCCATTCCTTCGATGTCGTCGGGCGCGACGTCGGCCAGCGTCGCGAACAGCACGATCTCGCGCAGCTCGTCGTCACCCTGCGCCTGCTTGCTCGCCGCGCGCATGTCGCGAACCTTTGGGCGGCGCATCACCAGTTCGTCGCGCACGACGCCGTCGAACGCCACGGGATACTTCAGTTTGATCTTCACGGTTTCCACTCAGCACCTCAGAAATGACAAAGGGACGGTCAACGGACCGCCCCTCGGGTTATCGAAAAGTTGCTTTGGCCGGCCGCGGCGTTCACATGCCGAGCGCCTTGCGCACATCGGCGAGCTGATCGACGCCGTCGATGATGCGGATCATGTTCAGCACGTCAATCTCGCAGATCACCGCACCGTCGATCTCGGCCTTGTAGTAAGACAGATCGGCCGTGTACTTCAGCTCCGACGTCGAGCCCGGCTTCCAGCTGCCGGGATCGTATTCGGACAGCATGCCGCGCATGATGAGCGCGACCGACTTCACCTTGCCCCGCGTGTCGCGAAACGCACCGCGAAAGGTGGCGTTGAACGCGCTGTTGTCGGCCAGCCCGAAGAACTTCAGCACGTCACGCTCGACGCTCCCCATGGTGAACGCCGCCTGCAGCCCCTCCATACCTTGGTCGACCTTGACGGGCGCGTCCATGCCGCCCGCGCGATAGTCCTCCGTCTTGATCTTCAGCTTCGGCGGACTGACTTCGGGCGCGCGGCCGGCAAAGCCGCGCCCGTCGACGTACAGCGCCATGTTGTTCAGAGTTTCCGGGACCATGCGTCACCTCTTACGATTGCGTGTCGAGAACTTCCGTCAGCCACTCGTTCGTGACCTCGAAGCGGAAGATCGGGTTTTCTGCGGGCGGAACGTCCGTGAACCGGATGTTCCAGTACACCTTGCCCTGCTCGAGCTGCGACGCCGAATTGAGCTTCGGGTCCGGGTACACCTCGAAGTTGATCACGGCGCCCTGATTGCGCAGATCGCGCATGAACGCCCGCAGCCCTTCGGTGACGTCCTGCACGTACGTTGCCGTAATGCCGCGATCGACCGCCCACTTATGGCCGGCCTGCACGGCGTCCATCACGATGTCGAGCGTGCGCACGCGGGTCACGAACGACCACTTCGGATCGGCCGACAACGTGCGGTTGCCCCACAGGCGATACCCGCCGTCGCGGATGATCGTCGTGATGAACGAGTTGTTCAGCAGATTCGCGCGGCAGGTCTCGTCGCCGTCGAGGAATTCGATCGGCCGCTTCGTGCCGCTGATACCGACGATTTCCTTGTTCGATGGCGATGCCCAGAAGCCGATCGCCGCGTCGGTCTGGCAGAACAGGCCCGCCGCATACGCCGATGCCGGCGCGTCGACGTCCGCGTTCTTCGCCGTGTCCCAGTACCGCACGCCGGGATCGACCAGATACAGACGCTTGCTGCCGAAGTTCTTCGCGTACTGGATCGCATCCTCGTCGGTCTTGTTCGGCCCGTCGATGATCGCGATCGCGCGCAGCTTGGCGGCAAGCTCATCGGCCGCTGTCGCGACCGGCTGCTTGGCGGTATGGCCGGGCGCGATCAGCAGCCGCGGCTTCAGGTCGAACAGCGATTTGCCGTCGAGCAGCGCCTGCATGCCGGTGCGCGCACCGCCCGCGGACACGCCACCGATAATCGCGGACGTCAGTTCAGCATCGGTCTGATCGGCCGGAACGCCGACAGCCACCATGACCGTCTTGCTCTGCTTGTAGATGCCCTGAATCGCGCGCGTGATCTGGCTGGTCTCGCCGAACGCGGCGGCGGCGTCGTACTCGCTGGTGATGCGCACGGGCACGTTGGGCGCGACGAGGTCCGGCCCCGGCGTGTACGTATCGGCGATGCCGACGACGGACGTCGACGGCACGGCGATCGTGCGCGGGCCGGTGTCGACCAGCACGGTGGTCACGCCGTGATAGAAAGAAGTAGCAGCCATTCAGGTCTCCGAGAAAGCTACAAATAAAAAGGCCGCTCGATGAGCGGCCTGACATAGCGGAATCGAAAGTCGCGTTACGCCGTCGCTTTCGACTGCGCACTGACAAAAGGCGGCGGAGACGGCAGGTCTGTATAGGGCCAGCCCGGAAGATCGCCAGCGTCTCGCAACGACTGCCGATAACGGAGCAGCATCGCAAACTGATCCGCCGTGAGGGTTGTTCCATCGCCCAGCAGCTGCTCGTCCTGATGCCGGGAAACGAGCCAGTCTGTCGCGTGCAGGGCCGCGTCGCGGGCCGCTCGCTTGGCAGCCGCAACCTCAGCTCGGGCCGGCGCCGGCGGATCGACCAACACGACCCGCATCTTTTCATCGAGCATCGCGCGTTTCCCGCGCGATGGCGCGTCAATTGCGGTACGCCATTCGTCGTCAGATATCGCGACAACCTTTGCATCCGGCGGTGGCGGGCTGTCGATCGTGTCGTAGAACGCCGTAATGTTGCCTTGCGAGTCGAAGGTAGCAAATTTTTGTCCCATGATTAGCATCCGATGCAGATGTAGCTATACGAAGTACTGGTGGGCGTATTCGTTCCAGGTGACTTGCCGTATCCGAGGAACGACGACCTGCTTGATCCATTCAGCGCAGACGACGTTTGATTGCAACCTCCGCCAAAATCGCAGCTCCAGATTCGCAAGATGGTATTCGGCATCGCTAGCGGGAGAGTCACCACATCACCATTGCCCGTCGGTAGGTTCGCGAGCCCCCACTGGATAATTAGCCCGCGCGGGAATTTCTGGTAGCCGTTGCCGGCTAACGACGATCCGAACAGTGCCGAAAACGCGTTCAGCGCAGAGCCGGCAAGCAACTCCCAATTCGAGTTTGCGTTTCCGGAAAGCGAAGCCAGCACCGACGTATCGCCGGGCCCGACAGTTATGCTGTTATATGGATTGCCGCCTGCAGCGATGGCTCCCATATCGCCACGAGCGAGCGTGACCGCATACGGACTCTGATTCAGAACGCATAGCGCCGATGCAATTGGTTGATTGGCTGTCGGGGGCAGCGTCAGAGTAATCGGACCGGTGTTGCCGGTCACAACTGTCATCGCACCCACATACGACGCGTCTAACGCGGTGCTCGCAGAAACGCTCTTCGTGGTTGAGAAGTGAAACCCGGCCGACTTAAGCGCCGCCGTCGTTGCCAGCAGCGAGCTGTTATCGAACTGCGGGGGCGTCGGTGCCCTCGGAGTGCCGATGAATTCAGGTGAATCAAGCGCCGCCTTTAGCGCTAGCGCGTTTGTGATCGTCGTCGCGAAGTTCGGATCGTCACCGAGTGCGGCCGCGAGTTCATTTAGCGTATCAAGCGCGCCCGGCGCGGATGCGACGAGCGCCTCGATGGCAGCCTTCATCTGAACGAGCGTCGCATACTGCGGATGGGGATTGTCCGCCGCGACGTGTGCGTCAAAGTCACTTTGCCGCGCCTCGATCGCCTTTTTGAGGTAGCGCGTGCGGTTAGCGAGCTGCTTGGCCTGCAGATTGTCGATTCCGTCCGGACCACCGACAACGGGATCCGACGTTTCGAGCTGATAGATGCCATCCTCCCATCGCTCGATCTCAATCAGGTTCGTCATGTAGTGATGCTCCCTCTTGTGTATTGCCCGTCTCGACGTGCTACGCCGTTATGCCGGATCGGCACGGCCGCATAGTCGAGCGCGGCCAGCTTGCTGCGCGCAGGCGCATAACGCTCGATCGCCTGCCAAAGCTTGTCGGCCTGATCGCGCGTAATTGGCACGCCCAGCTTCACGATGTATTCGGCCCATGCGCTCGCTTTCCCATGCAACTGCTCGCCGTTGCGCACGATCGACCCGTCGCGTCGGCGACCGCTGCGGCCTTCGATGATCGCGACCTCGCCGAACCCGAGCCTGCGGATGACCTCACGTACGGCCCACGGCGTGCCCTTCTTTCGGTGCAGCGCCATCGACCCTTTCACGAGCGCTCGCCTTGCGTCCTCCGACTCGGCCAGCTCCCAACCATCGACGGCGAGCGCCCATGCGAGCCACGGCAGCCACGCGACCGGGCATCGATCCGCATCCCACAGCGTGCGCAGGATCTCGGGGGCGACACTCGGCCGCATCACGCAAGCAAGCGCTGCTTCGAGCGGTGTCTGATTCGACGGTAGAAGCGGCTCACGCATCATCGGCCCTCACCTCAAGGTTGATCGCGGTGCAATGCGCAAACTCGCGTGGACCGCATACGACATCGGCCATAGGCGAACGCAGCTCGATGCGTGTGACGCCGCTGTCCGGTGCGTGCAACGCCCCATCGATCGCGGTTCGCGGCATGCCAGCGCGAAGCCGTCGCGACTTCGCCACGACGCCGTCGAGCACCTTCCGGCGAGCATCGAGCACAATGCGCGGATCCGGGCCGCTGCCCACGTAGATCACGGCGTCGATCGCATACTCGATCTTCGTCGCAGGCTCCACCAGAACCGTGTCGTTGAGCGGGCGAACCGTCTCGGGCGACGCCTTGGCGCGGACCAGATCAAGCAATGCCTGATCCGGTATGCCGTCGCCGCGTGCGGACATGATCGTGAGCCGCACGGTGCCCGCTTCGGGCCGGTCGACAGCGACATCGAGAACGTCGGCCGACGCGTCCATCGCGAACGCGCGGTATGCCGCAAACGGTCCGGCCACCGTCGCCCGCTCCATCGACATCTGCGCGCGCAATTTCAGGCGGTCGTCCGACTCCATGCGGCGCTCGACCGGCGGATTCGCTTCCGGATCACCCGCTTCGACCACCGCGCGCTCCGTATCCAGCAACACCGCCAGATGCTCAAGGTCGGCTCCTGTGGAGAACGCAAGCATCACGGCGCGAGCAGCATCATTGATTCGCGCCGCAAAGCGGATCTCGTCGTACGCGGCCAGCTCGATCAGCTTCACCACAGGGTCGGACTTCAGCGCCGCGGTCCAGTCCGGATAGATCGACTTGAAGTGCTCCAGCTTCATCTGGTACGCCGCTTCGAAGTCGAGCACTTCGACAAGATCGGGCGGATCCAGCGAAGCAAGATCGATGATCGTCATGTTGGCACCTCAATTTCGACAGCCGTGCCGTCGTATTCACCACGAATCGCGAATGTTGGTCTGCCGTCGATGACCGACAGCACCTTGACCTGAGCGAGCTTGATTCGTGGTTCCCATCGGCCGATCGCCCTTGCGGCTTCGGCCTGTGCGGCAGATATCCATCCGCGTGTGATCGGAAGATCGACCATCAGCGGAATGTCCGACCCGTACTCGGGCAATTCCCGTCGCGTTCCCTTGCGCGTGCCGAGGATGTCGCCGAGGCTCTGCTTCAAGTGCGCGATGCCGGTGATCGGCGCACCGGTCCATCGGTCCATGCCGACGAGTGCACCGGACCGGCTCATCCGCGCTCCTCGACCCGCTTGAAGTCGGGATGCGCGTCGAGGTATTCGATCTGCGCGGCGGATGTTGCGATCGCCTCGCCAGACAGGACACGGAGCACGTCGCCGTTCGGGAAGACGATCACGCGGCTACGGAACCGCGTATCGAGAAACTTCGCGACGGGCGCGGCGGCCGGCATAGCAGCCGGCGGGTTGTCTTTTGCCATGATCAGCCTCTCAAAAAACAAAACCCCGCCGAAGCGGGGCAAAGCAGCTTTGCGAATTGGTGCCTTACAGCGGCGGAGACACCGGCGCACCGTCGCCCTCTTCCATGTGTCGGTGACCGATAAACGACTTGCCGGCGATCTCGACGTCGTCGGTGTAAATCGCCCCACCCTGCACCTTGACCGCCGGGCCACCATTGCCGCCGCCCTTGCCCTGCATGCCACCGTTGAAAGTCAGCAGCTTCTCGGTCGTCGTGTTGCCAGTGAAAATCGAGTCCGGCACATCACCGAGGAATTGCTTCGTGCGCAACGTGACGCCATCCGCGCGCAGCTCCAGCTCGGTGCCACCGATGCGAAACACGATGCGCCCGCCTGCCGGCACGTCGACGCGGTATTCGTGCTTCTCATGGTCGTAGACTTCCGACCCGCCATCCGGGTAGTCCCATGCCGTCTCGGACGGACTGGACCGTGCCGAGCCGCCATGCTGATCGGAGTAATAGCCCGGAGCGGCGTACGCGCCGGCCAGCTCCCCGGACGGTGCAAACATCGACGCCTGCTCGCCGACGGACGGCGGACGCCAGAAGCGAACGATGCCGGCCGCGGCGGTCTTCCACGGCATCCAGTCGCTCACCCAATCGCCGATACGTACGCGGCACAGCGGAGGCTGATACGAGACCTGCTCGACCGTCCCGTGCTGCACCATGCAAGCCATGCGGCGGTCGATCTCGCCCAGCTCGTAATCGCTCATGGCGCACCACCTCCATCGTCGGCCGGATTCCAGTACTGGCCTTCGTTGCCGCTGCCCGTGTCCGGATCGACGCCCCACAGAATCGCGGGGCCGTCCGGAATGTCGCCCATATCCATGCCAAGGCCGAATTCGTGCGTCCACTCGACCAGCCACACGCAATACGTGTCGAGCTGCGGCCGGAACGGATCTTCGGCGACCTGCACGACCTTGCCCGGTGTAATGGGCAACTCCCACGTGTTTCCATGCACGACCATCGCAACGCGCGCTGCCACCTCCCGCACGCCGAGCTCCGCGCCTTCGGCAATCGGATCGAAAACGACGCGGGCCTGCATGCGCGCGATCAGCGGCACGTCGCCCGTCCCGTCGTCGTGGCCGGGCTCGAACTCGCTCAGTTCGATGGCAATCAGCGGCGTGTCGATCTTCTGACCGAGACGCGGGTACGCCTCGATTCGTTTCATCGCGGGCAGCTTCGCGCGCATGCCGCGCTCGATCGCATCGTGTAGCACTTTCAGGTTCTCAAGCACGGCGCATCACCTTCTGCAGTTCGTAGTTCACTTCCTGACGGAGAATCACCATCAGCCGGGCCTCGCATGCCTTGGCCGCACGTCGGAACGCCGGGTCGCCAGACTGCTGCCACGAAACCGTGACGAGCCGGTACGGCATCCGCTCCTTGCCGACACGCTCGTATATCGGGCCATCGGGCTTTCGCTTCGTTTGCCGCCACGCACCTTCGAACGACTGGCGGCCGACACGCATCCCCTTGCGCGTTTTCGTTGCCTTCCCGAGCCGATGCGCTTCGATCGGGTTCAAACCGAGCCACACCTTGCCGGTATCGGCCGAGCGGAGAAAGAAGTAGAGGCGGCTACGGATCACCTTCTGCGGAATCTTCGTCGCCGCCCCGACTTCCTTGGCGGTCTGGCTCTTGATCCAGCCCGCCGTCTTGCGCAACGTCCGTCGCCACGCACCCTGCATCGCCGACGGCGACAACCCTTGCAGCACGGCCATCGCCTCTTTGATATCGATTTCGATCTTCAGGTCGTCCATGTCGCCTACTGGAGAATGAGCACGGTCCAGCCCGTGCCGTCCGGATGTGCTTCAAGCACCCGATAGCGCTCGCCGTCGGCGATCAGGATGCTGCCCTGATGGACCGTAGTGGCATCGCGGTCGCGCAGATGAAACACCGGTGCGACGAGCTGCGTGCGCTGGCTGCCGAGATCCGGCCCGAGCCACGGCGACGCGAACATCCCTTCAACGGGCCGGCCGTCGATCGTGATATCCGCGTCGCCGAGATCGCGCAGCACCGCAGCATCGACGTCCGAGATCAGATCCCGGAACGCCATGTCAGACCTTCAGCTTGACGATCGCCTTCGGGCGCGTGCAGAGGTGAACCGGATTCGACTGCGCCTCGATGTCGACGCCCTTGCCAAACTGCGCGAGTTCCTGCTTCGCGTAGTACGGCAGACCCGTCGTGTTCACTGCTTCGACGTAGTCGGCCGGCGCGAAACGCGTGATGAACAGCTCCGGCACGCCTTCCGGCACTGCGTACGCTTCGTCGTCCGCGACGTAACCGATGTCGCCGACGCGTCCGCGATATCGTTCGAACGTGCACCCGCCGAAGTCGAACGCATCGCGCCCGTCGCCCCGCAGCTGCGCGGCCATAACGGACGCAAGATACGTTTCCTTCACCGACTTCGCGACAATCAGCTTGTTCCAGAACTCGCGCCCGCAGAACACGCGCACGCCGGTGTAAGCCGTCGCGCCGAGCGCGTCCTCGATCGCGTCCTGAACTTCGACACACTTCACGCGGATCTCGGTTGTCGCCGTGGCCAGCTCGAACGGAATCACGGTCTGGTCGATTCCGAAGTACTTCAGCAGGTCGATCAGCACTGTCGTACCGTCCGCGTCGAGCACCGCTCCCTTGATCGCACCGATTCGATGGAACTCATGCGTCGCGTCGAGCTGACGACGCAGCTTCGCCAAGCGCCTGTTCACGACGGTCTGCAGCGCTTCCAGCTCCGTCTCGGAGCCGAAGGCACGCAGGTTCTGGATTTCGTCCGCCTTCAGGAATGCGCGCTGCGGCAGGTGCACCGTGTTGAACGGGATCATGTTGCGCTTGCTGCCGACGACGACCGCCGCCGGCGTGCCGCGCTCACCGGCCGGAACGAGCGACAGCGTGTCGCCGTCACGCTCGATCTGCACGGTCGTCGTCGTGATGCCGTCCTCTTCGAACAGCTCGAGTGCGCCGATGCGTCCCGGCACGTGCGGCTGGTCGTTGATTGCAGCAGTCAGGGACGACAGCGAAAACGCGTCGTCTTGAAACAGGGCGATGTCCGCCATACAACCTCCAACATGGAAAGGGATACAAAAAAGGCCACGCGCAGTGCGTGGGCCTGAATGGCGCTTAAGACGTCAGCGGACGATCACGTGCCGCTCGGCGAGATCGCTGCGGCCGGCAACGTCGAGCCCGGTCAACAGCGCACCGGCGACCTCGGCGAGCCGCACGATGCCCGTCGCCGGGCGCGGCGCGTCGGAGGCCGGCAGGGGCGCATAGAGCACTGCCGCCGCGACTTCCGAGCCGTCGTTCGCCGTGTTGTCGTATGGCGCATACTCACCGGTGCTCGTCACGCCGAGCACCTGTCCGGCCGGCAGCGCCGGCCCTGCCTTGACCACAATGCGCTCGCGCGAAATCTGCCCGTTGCCTTCCGACACGAGAAATTCGGCCGTCAGCACGCCTTGTTGCTTCACGTTCGACATGAGTTTTCCCCTCCTCGGGTAACGTCAAAGTTGCTTGCCGCTCTTGCGGGCCGCGTAGATGGACGCCGCTCGCGGCGCGTTCGCGACCACGGTCGACTCGGCCGGTGCGACCGGTTGAGCGCGATGATTGATCCGCGTCTGCGACGCGGTCACACGCTCGAACAGCCGTGCGCGAACCTGATCGGACGACAGGCCGTCCGCCACGAAGCCCGCTGTCAGCTCGGTCAGATTCGCCGCGAGACAGATGCCCGCAATGTCCTGCGCGTTGCGGATCGCCGCATCGACCGTCGCTCGATCGCGCAGTCCGGTCGCGAGTACGATGCCTTCTGCGCAGTGCTCGATGCGCGCGTCACGGCACGCCGCATACACGTGCGACGCAAGCGCCGTTACGTCCTGCGCCGCCTGCGGTGCCGGCGCCGGGGTGGGCTGCGGCTCGGGAACGGGCGGCGCTTCGGCATCGTCGGCAAGCAGCGCACGGATCGGATCCGGCACGGCGGAGAACCGGGCCACGTGCCGCGCGGCGCCCGCGTAGGCCGCGATACGGATCGGCTCGGCGATCGTGTCGCAGAACCCCTGCTCCTGCGCCTGCGCGGCGGTGAACCACGTTTCCGCGTCCATGATGGCCCGCACTTCGTCCTCGGTCCGGCCGCTGCGCTCGACGTAAGCCGCGAGCATGTTGTCCGACGTGCTGTCGAGCAGGTCCGCGAGCTTGCGCAGGTCCGCGGCCTCGCCGGCTGCGACCGTGTGCGGGTTGTGAATCATCAGCATCGCGTTCGACGGCATCACGATCTCATCGCACGCCATCAGAATCAGCGATGCCGCCGATGCAGCGACGCCGTCGACGCGGCCCGTCACCTTGCCGGCGTGCCGACGCAGCGCGTTGTAGATCGTGAATGCGTCGAACACGTCGCCGCCCATCGAATTCACGGCCACGACGATCGACGTCGCCGTCGCGGCGACCTCGTCGAGCTTCGACGCGAACAGCTCTGCGTCCGTACCCCAGAAGCCGATATCGCCGTAGATCCGGATCTCGGCCACCTGCTCGCCGGCCGCGTTCGCCTGCGCCCGGATGTCCCACCACCGCTTCTTTCCCTTCATTCGCCATCCCCATTTGAAAAACCGCCTCCACCGTCGACCGGCTCGAGCGTGTCGTACCGAAGGCCGAGCCGCCGCTCGCGCGCAAGATCGGCCGCGTTCTCGTCGTCCACCTGCTCGGGGTCGTCGCCGCGCGCGAGCACCGCGCCCGAACGGCTCGCCAGTCCGGCCCGGATCTCCATTCGCTTCGCCGTCACGTCTTGCACCGGAT